TAGTGGGCGGTACACATAGCTAGGCGGGTGCGCAGGGGCACGGGGGCACAGGGCGTCCATGTAGTAGGGTGGAGGGGACTATGCAGGGAGGGGTATCGGGGACGCGGTGAAATGACTAGGGGCCGAACCCACCCCCCCACCCAGCACGCAGACCCAAGGGGGGCACCCCAAGCACAGCCGCGACGCGGGCGCAACCCCCTGTAACACGGATTCACGGGTTCGTGATTCGACTGTAACACGGGAACTCGGGGGTTGCGCTCGGGCTCGAGATGTGATATTCTGGGGGCAGGGCCAAGCGAGAGCCCCCAACCCCAGCCCGAAAGGCACCCCAATGACAAACGCCCAGACACACACAAACGCCCACGCCCACGACGACGCAGCCGAGCAGGCCCGCGACGACGCCCACGCCAACGCCATCGTCGCCGCGACGCCCCAGATCGAGGCCGCACGAGCCGCCAGCGAGGAGGCCGAGCAGGCCCGCGCGAACGGCGACGAGGAGGCCGAGCAAGCCGCCGAGGAGCGGGCCGAAGCCGCCACCGCCGAAGCCTACGCCGCGTTCGCAGCCGCCGGAGGCAGCACGGGGCGGCAGGGCTGGAGCGCCGACATCGACGCCGCGATCTACGACAACTAGGAGCGGGGCGGGGCCAGCCCCCGCCAGCCACCCATAACACGCAGCAGCCCCCGAACAGCGACGGGCGAGACGGAACACCCAGGACCCGAAAGCTGGCGGAGGCGAGGGATGAGCCACGTTCGAACACCCCACGAACGGACGAGCCAGAACCCACGAACGGACGAGCCCGAGCCCGAGCCGACGCGGGGGGGTTGACAGGCCCCCCGCCCTGTGCCTATTCCTCGCCGAGCATGCCGCTCTCGTGGCGGTAGTCCGCGCGATCGCTGGCACGATTCTCGCGGGCCTCGCGGCGTCCGCGTGCGTAGTCGCGGGCCTGCGCGCGGGCCTGCTTGCGCTCCTCTAGCACGGACTTGCCCTCGGGCACGATGGTCGCGCCCCTGCCTGCGAGGAATGCCGCGACTAGCTGGTCGTCTGTGGGGTTGGTCATTGGTCGTCTCCTGAGTTGGTGTACCACCACTATATCACGGGGCGGGGGCGGGCGCAATCCCCTGTAACACGGAATCACGCCCTCGTTACCTTGTGTTACAGGGCCTCCCACTCCCGCGCGGGCGATTCCCAGTGGCCGTGGGCTATCGTGCCGTGGCCCTCGGAGTGCTGCGCGGATAGGCGACTGGTGGCGCGATCCCAGCAGTACGCCCACTCCTCGTGGTACGCGCAGCGTGCGCCCTCGGGTGCGCCCAGCCAGTTGTTGTCGCCGTACGCGTCGGTTCCGGTATAGCGATCCTCGCATAGGGCGACTGCGAGGGCGGGGCTGATTTCGGGGGTGGTCATGGTCATTGGTCGTCTCCTGATTGGTGTACCACCAGAATACCACGGGGCGGGAGCGGGCGCAACCCCCTGTAACACGGAATCACGGGCTCGTTACCTCGTGTTACAGGGGTTGACAGTACGGCATCAGCCGTGTTAAACTGGATTGACGACCTATGCTCGGGGGGGCACCGGAATCAGGCACACTACCTTATTATACCACGGCGACCCCCATGCTGTCAATCCCTGTAACACAGAATCACAGGCTCGTGAATGGGCTGTAACACGGGCACGCGGGCATTGCGCCCGATCGCGGGGCGTGGTATTCTGGTGGTACGGGGCATTCCGCCCCACTAGGAGACTACCATGGCTACCACGATCATAGTGCACTGCGACAACACTTCCACGGGCATCGCGATGGGGACCGGACGCACCGCCGCCGACGCCGACGCGACCGCGATCGTTCGATACTGCGAAATCACGACCAGCCGCCACGACACGGAAGCCTACGCCGAGCTCGCCGCCGATGTCGCCGCCGACATTGCCGACGGTGCCCTGATTCTGGTGCGCATCTAGGCCGGAAGGGCGGGGCTAGCCCCCGCCACCGACGAACATAGCTCGAAACAGCCCCCGTAGAGAAGGGCGAGACGGAACACCCAGACCCCCGTTAGCTGGCGGAGTCGAACTATGGACTACGTCCCGTGAACCCGCCGTCGAACATATGTCGTCAGTCCAGTCTAACACGTCGTCGGGTATCCTGTCAACCCCTGTAACACAGAATCACGCGTTCGTTACTCGACTGTAACACGGACACGCGACACTTGCCCCTCCGTTCTCCCCGTGGTATTGTGGTGGTACAGGGCGGCACGATGCGGCCCCAATCAGGAGACGACCAATGACCGAAGTCACCATGCACCACGCGACCCAAGCGAAATACGAGCGCCTAGTCGCCATGTTCGTCGGCGAGTATCCAGCCCTCCACATCAGCCCGATCGGCGACGAAATCGGCAAGCTGACCCACTTCACGACTTGGCACTGCGCCCCGAACGAGCAGGACGAGCCAGTCGACACGCCGCTGATGTCCACCAAGAAGGTGCCCGAGCTGGCCGACGTATTCGCGGCCTGTGAAGACGCCGATGTCGATCCGGAGGCGCTGGAGGTCGAGGAGACCAAGCGGAACAGCAGCAGCGTAGTGGACACGATGTACAAGAGCCAGTACAAGGAGCAGTCTTCCAACGGGCAGACATGCGGTGACTGGCTAGCGGAATGGCTGGTAGCGAATACCACCGTGGGCGGCAAGCTCGATATCGAGGCGCTGCACGCGCTCTTCTCAGCCAACGAGCTGGACCTGACAGCGAAATGGGCCCTAGTCTACGACAACGAAAGCAAGCAGTCGCGCGGATGGACCGGACGGTATCGCATGAGTGGCCGCATCGCACTGGAGAAGGTGGTCGCCAAGACTGGCAAGGCGATCGACCACAATGGGACGAGCCACGACGCCGATCCAGAATTCCTGACTACCCTGCGCACGAAACACGCCAAGTGGCTGGCAAAGGAGGCCAAGGCCGAAGCCGCAGCCGACGCACTCGCCGAAGCCTGATCGCATGGGGGGCTTCGGTCCCCCTCCCAACCCACCTAGGAGATATTCCATGAAGACTTTTATGTTGCTCGCGACCTTCTGGGGCTATGACAGCCCGATCGACACGCAAGTCATGGCCACCCAGCTGACAGGGGCGGAATGCATCGCCGCTATGTTGGAAGCCGACGCCCACGTGGCCCCACATTTCGTTCTATCGTGCGAGTTCGACCACGGCCCCGAGGGCCTTCTGTGATGGCTGGCTACAAGGCGATTAAGGCTTCCGACCCCGACGAGCAGCGAATGCGCGACGCGGGCAACAACGCCGAAACCCCCGAGGAGCGCGACCTAATCGCGTACCAGCTTTCCAAGTACCTCTGGGAACGGGCCCAAGCAGTCGTCGCAGCCGATCGAAAGCGCTGCCCGAAGGCGAAACGAAACGCAGCCGTTGGAAGCGACCCGAAGCAGGCCCCCCTCGAAATCCCAGCCATAGATGGAAAACCCACATGATCACTGCTGTAGAAGTCCTCCGACTGAAATCGGGTTCCACCCAACTGGCTGTCTGGAACGCAGTGGCCGTTCGGCAGGGAATACCACAGGGACTGACGATGATCGAGCTTCTGGAGGATGAAGACCTCGACGCGCTCTGGTGGCATTTCTACGTGCTGTTTCCGTCATGCGAGGCCATTATATCAGCGTTGCCTTCTGGGTCGAAGGTATGGTGGGCATGCGACCGGACCAGACTGAGAGCCGAGGCCCTGACGCATTTCACCCAAGCGTAATAGGGGATTGCGCCCATTTGCGCCCCGTGTTACAATAGTCATAGGGCAATAACGCCCCATAGGAGACTACCATGAACCTTCCACCAATCACCCGTGAAGCCTTCGTCGCATCCCGCAAGGAGGCCACTGCGCCCGTGGATTCTGAGTCAGAGAGCTTCTACGCCGACATGCCCGAGTTCGTTGGGGCCCCGCTGTTCCAATACGCCGAAACCTGCTACCTATTTGAAATGGACGGCAAGTTTTGGGCGGTTGCATGGTGGTATGCCCCCGTGGGAAAGGACACGCTGGCCGAAGCTGAGCAAAGCGCGTTCGACTGGTATAACGAGTTCGTTTAAGAAACAGCCGCACACACGTCCCAGTTGTGTTATGGACATGTGGCACGAAAGCAACACATGGGGTGGGGCGTGGTGGCCTGATAGGCAGGGTGGCCACCCTACCACCCTGTGGGCCCACCCCGCCCCGTCCGTAGGGGGTTTAAGGAGGTTATACTCCCCCCTCTCTCCCTCTCTCTTTTTTTGGGGGTGGGTGGTAGGGTGGCCAGCGGCAGTATTCGACCTATGCTTGGGTCCCCGTGTCCACGTGCCCTAGACTAGTATACCCCACTATCGGTCACTCTATGCGGTCACTCTACCTCTTGGGCCACTCGCTCTGGGTGTCCTGTTAGCGCTATCATTGGCCAGCATTACCTCCCATTGCCCCTTGGGTCACCCCCCAACAGTCTCCAATGTTAGCGCTAACGGTCATGCTATAGGGTGGCCACGGGCCATAGGGTGGCCAGCAGGGTGACCGCCAGTCCACTATACTACTAGATACTTTCCAGCCACTGTAATCAGGCCGCGCTATCCTAGGGGGTTTTCGCACACACGTCCCAGTTGTATCGGGAAGGGCCTAGACCCAGAACCCATCGACCAGCACGGTCGAACGGGGTACGCCTTCGGCATCGTCCCACGCCCACATTTCGTGCACGTGTCCCAGTCCGGCCCAATCCTCGGTTGCAGGGTAGTAATCAGCGTGGGAAGGTACGTGGCATGGGCGATGTGGGGTGGTCATTTCGGTCTCCATCGGGCTTGATTGCCCTAGGTCCAGTCTAACACGGCGGGCCCGTCAATGCAACCCACTGTAACACGAGGTAACGGGCCCGTGATCGCGCTGTAACACGGGCCCACGCGGGGCTGGCTAGTCTACCATCCACCATTTCAAGGCGTGCAGCCGATCGGCAGCATCACCGCACCATGGCGCACCCCCCGCGTCAGCGATCGCACGGGTGATCTGGTGGCCGATCGCGCAGTCCACGTAGTCTCCAGCCGCCCGTGCAGCCTCCATTTTTTCCAATAGTGCTATGGTGTCAGTCTGGTCGGCCATGATAGTCTCCTGTGGGACGAAATATCCCGTACACCACCATAACACGATGGCCCCCGAGGGTCAACCCCCCTCACACCGTGTTACAGCAAAATCACGACCCCGTTACCCGACTGTGACATGGCCTCCGGAAACCTTGCCACCGTCGCCCGAAGCTCCGCCTACGTCATTTCAGAGGGGGGATTGACCGACAGTCGCCCCCATGCTACAATGGACCATCAAATAGGAGAGATAGATGAAGTACGTACTCTTTCAGTCGTTACAAGCCCCCGAGGTGGTAAAGTTTCATGGCATCATGTTCGATGACGCGTTCACCCATTCGGAGGTAGCCCGTGGGACGCGGGGCACGCACCGTGAAATGGAGCTGGTGCCTTTCGGGGCAGGTTTCGTGGACACTCTTACATGGGCAACCTCAGGCCTCAGTGAAAGCATGGAGCTTATGTCCAACGCCGATGATGGGCTCTACTTGTGGGGTGGAAGTGCCGTGGCGCACTTAAGCCCTTCTACAATCCGCGTCCTGTTCGCTATGTGGCAGGCCAATCTGGAGGACGCAGACCGTGGCTAAACTGAACGAAGCCCAAAAACATCTCTTGTGCCTCCATATCGCTATGGCCCGAGACGCGTTGACGATTCTCCTAGACGAGGCCGTTGGCTACGGGTTTCTCACGGTAGTGACACCTTCACGCACCCTAGACGGTCAACACGTGCTAGAAGTCCAACTACTGAACCCTGTCGAACTCAGTTTCAAAACCCCGAAAGGAACCATGCATTGAGCACCCTACACCCAAAACCATCGGCCCTCACACGCCGTGAATTGAAGGCCATTAACGCTGGCAAAATGCGCATCGAGGGCGACCGCCTGATGAAAGTGCATATAAAGGAACGGGAGGAAGAACTTACCCGTTGCATCCGGAAATTGCCCCAAGGAGATACCCAATGAAATGGTCGGGTGAAACTAAACGCGATCGCGAGGCTCGTCTTCGGGCAGGAGTGTCAGCTTTCGCATGGTGGCCCACGCAAATGGCCTCTGGGGAGTGGATTTGGGGCGAAGATTACTGGGTGGCCCTCCATCAGAAAGCCAACAACCAGACACACTGGGTCCGTGCCCTCAAGCGTAAGGACTGTATTCAGCAGTACCCGACACGCCCCCCAGCGCCAACCAAGGAGGTCACATGACACGCCACATCATGACAGTCAAGGTGCGGGGCCGAACGTTCCCGAGTAGCCAAGCCTGCGCGGATCATTTCGGGATTTTGCGTTCCTCGGTTTACTACGCCATCGACAAAGGCACAACCGAGAATCTGGGTCAAGATGGTGTGCAGGGTCGCAGGCGAAGGTTTACCTATCGCGACCTGAGCTGGCCAAGCCAGTCTGCTGCTTCGAGGGCCCTAGGTTTCAATCGTCAGTACATCGGTAGCATGCTTGCCAAAGGACCCCGAGAGCGTGAATTGCTGGAAGGCCACTTGGCCGCGTACTACAATCGGGTGTCACAATGAACGCTGCAGTTTTGGTCATCGTCTTGCACGGCCAAGTGACCTGTGAACCCCAAATCCGTCACATACCTGAAGCCGCTGAAGCGTATTGCCTTCTCGCGGACGAGGCTCCCACAGCCCCCATCACCTCGCTGCGCCCGATAGCGCGGCCAAAGTCCTAGGAAGGACCCTTAATGACTAGAAAACCAAATAGCGTGCGTGATATGGCCGAACAGATCGGGGTCACTCCGTCTGCCGTCCAGCGCTTCCTGCGGGGCGAGAACGTAATGCTCGACACAGCCGTCAAGATGTTGCGTTTTCGTGACTTTTGCCCCTGTTGCGCCCTGCCCACGAACAACAAAAAACCCCGCCGACCAGAGCGTGAAACCGTAGATCAGCTGCGCATCCGGATGGAAATACTGCACTCAATCGTCCCCTATGGGATGCCTATTCGACATGTGCGCACTGGCGCGGTGTACCTCGTTCGGGGGCAAACCCTACGTGCAGAAGACCTCGAACCAATGGTAACGTACAGGCTAAGGAACACCGAGAGTGTTCATTTCAGCCGCACCCTGACCGAAATCCTAGCCAAGTTCGTCCGCGTGGATGGTAATTCTTGGGCCCATCGCGGAACTGTTGCCATTGCCAACCCTACCTAAGGCGTGGTATAGTACAATATCAGATAGGAGAGACTAAATGAGCGGCCTAGTGCAAAACATCATCGACAAGAGAGTAGCGTCCCAAGCCCCCGAAATCCACGGCCTCGCGTGCGTGCTTTTCAAGGCGGCGTTCGAGGGCAACCCCCGTACGGACCTCGACTTCACGGACCCCGCGCCAACATACCTTCGGCAGGCGGTCATCCTCTGCAGCAACGAGGGCTTGCGGACCGAAGCTCTTAACCATCTGAACGCATCGAAGGGACTATTGTCGACGGTGGGGCGGATCAACGCGCACATGGTGGACCCAAAATCATGAAAAGGGTCCGGTACACGGGTAAAAATCGCAATCAAGGGTCCCAGTGTTACCTGAGAACGGGGTTTGAAGCTCTGATGAACGCCGAGGGCCTCGTGCAACTCGACGGCAAGGAAGACTGGCGCATACGCGCAGAACATAAAAATTTGTGGTGCTTTGGTTGGCACGACTTAGGCCCCGAGTGGGAGGAAATACTATGAAACAGATCATCGAAATCGTCGTGAGCGTAATTGCAATTCTCATAGTCTGGGGCCTTTATTGGGTCATGGGCTTTCGGATTGGTCTAGAGTCACAACAGCTAATGTCCACGCTGACTGTTGGACAGTTTGTGAGTTATGGCTTTTCTTGGATAATACACATGTGGGCCGCGTGGTACGTTGTATACGGCCACAAGAAATCCTGACGGGCACTAGCTAAAAGCTAAATCTTGACACCGTGGCGCTGCCCGTGCTACGGTGTCTGAGGACAAACATGAGGACAGCATGAGCGAATTACACAGAAAAGTATCGATTGATCTACTGAAATCAATCAGTTCGTTTGCGGTACGGACACCACGCGGACAGAAAGACCCTGGACACATGCGTTGGGACCCACGTTCCAACACGAAGACCAAGTCCGAGGCCATCATTTACGAGTTGAGCCGAAACACCGACAATTTGGGTGTACACCTGTTCGGCAATTCGCTGGACGTGGACATCGACACCGACAACCCCCTACTGATGGAAGCGTTGGACCTGATGCTGCCGTTCACCCCGCACATCTGGGGCAGGAAGTCTCGACCCCGCACGCATCGCTTCTACGAGGTCGTGTTGTCTCCCAGTACCCCCGCGTTTCACCCGCGCGATTTTCCATTCCTGCAAGTGCTCGAAGCCGATGAAAATCTGAAAGTCGAGGTGCGTGGCGGTGAAATGAAGTCGGGCCAGTACTCACTACTTCCTGGGTCATTACACCCCTCGGGTGAGGAGTATGAATGGGACGATATCCACGGGGCGAATGTGACGCCTGTGGCCACGGACCTTATGCGGGTCGTGAACGGGGTGCGCTTCGCCTGCGTGGCAGCTAAGATCGCCGAGTACTGGAACGAGGGGTCACGAAACAGCCTATGTATGGCGTTCTCTGGGTTCCTGTTCCGTGCGTGCCAGCACATCGAAGACATGGGGTCAACGTCCGGTCTATACTTTGGTAAAGCCGAGGCGCTGGATATTCTGCGCACCGTCATGACCATCGCGAACGACGACGAGGCCGACGAACAGATGCGCATACGGACGTTCGAGAAAACATGGGACAAGGCCGAAGCAGGCGACCCAGTTTCGGGTGCGTCAACGATTGAGAAGATCACGGGCGACAAAGAAATCATCGCCTTGCTGTACACGCTAATGGCCGACACCCCCGCGCTGGTGGAACTCGATGACTTTATGTCGCGGTACGCTGTGCGCAACAACACGTCCAACGTGATCGATCTGGAAAAAGCTGGTGACCGGAACGCCGTGTCCATCATGACCGTGAACGACTTTCGCAACAGTTACATGCATAAGTACGTGCAGGGGCCTTCGGGTAAGACATCTATGGTGGGACTCTTGTTAGCCTCGTCACGGGCGATCAGGGTGGAGGGGTTCACTTTCGACCCCCGCACCACCGAAAAGTTGGTCGAAGAACATGGAGGCCTATGGGTCAACCAGTGGCAGGGCCACGACATACCGCCACACGAAGACGAAGTAACGAAAGCCGACGTGCAGCCATTCCTAACGTACGTGTGGGAAATCCTAGCGCAACAGGACACGGCCCGATACCACTGGGTCTTGGCTTGGATCGCGGACATGTTTCAAAAGCCTCACCGTAAATCGGGTACGGCGCTGGCGCTGATCGGGAAGCCTGGATCAGGCAAGTCAATGCTAGGGGCCAAGTTCCTACGGCCCATCATTGGTCGAAATCACTCCATGGCCACTAACACGCTTGAAAGCCTCGTGGGTAACTTTAACGCCGACAGTGGGTGTATGCTTCTGGTGCAGTGCGACGAGGCTACTAACTCCCGACGCAAAGCCGACGCCATGCGTCTGAAGTCTATGATCACGGACGAAATGAGGCGGATCGAACCCAAGGGGATTAACGCGTACCAGCAGCCCGATTACGCTAGGTACTCTTTCACATCAAATGAATACGACGACGCGCTAGCCATCTTAGACGGCAACGACGATCGCCGCTTCACAGTCCTCGAAACCCTCAATGTCTACGCAACCCAAGACCCCCGTGCTACTGCCCAAGAGAAACAGAACTTCTGGGGGCCAATCTACGAATGGGCCGAGCTAGAACACAACAAGCCCCACGTCGAGAACCTATCTAAGCTGCATCGCTATCTGATCGATTATGAGTACGACGAAGCCGATATCCGGATACCACTCGAAACCCAAATGAAGCGCAACCTGTCCCAGCACTCCCAGCGCGGGTTAGATGACTTCTTGATGCAGATCATCAACAGTGAATCTCCTTTCGACTCCATGAACTCGCGCGACGGTGTACCCGCAGCCTTCAAGAAAGACAATCTGGGTCACTTCATCAAAGTTACGGACGACTGGCCGACGCACATTAGTTATACCCGTCTGGAAGAGGCGTACGAGGCATACCGCCGAAAACGTGGGGTCGTCGGGTCTACACCCGCATACAACGCGCAGCAGCTGAAAGACGAGCTGAAACGACGCGGCATCCTTCGGGTTACCAAAAACGAAGTCCACCGCATCCGGTACAAAGAAGAAACGAACGATGGCATCACAAATCACCGCGTCCGAGTGTCGGATTTTCCTTCGCGCAAGGACGTAGAACAATACCTAGACACCAAGTTCGGGTTCCGAGTTGACGAAGCGACCCACGACTACGACCTTACCCAAAAGGACGAGTTCTGATGTTGTCGAAACTCACGTACCGCTGTAAAGCTCGTGATCAACGTGAGCGAATTTGGTTGCGTGCTCACGTCTTCCGTAGGGCGTGGCTGGACGTGCTGGAGCGTGGCTGGTACATCGGCCCTTTTTGGGAAGTGGACCTAGACTACCACGTCACCCCTGCGGGGCTGTTCATATCAGGAGATACCCTACGTGAAGAACTGTGCCAGAGGGGGTGTATCGTGGCCAACAATGGGGAACTGGGCCACGTGATGAAAACAGTACGGCCCACCAAAATCCTCGTGTCCAGACGAGAGCAGGTGCTTGGAGGCACTGTGGTTTCTGTCGTTGTGAATAGAACCTTTTATCTCATTTCCCGAGCCACTTGACAGCACGTCTTTTATATGATAAAGTGGTTTTACACAATCGGGGGTATCACAGCCCCTCGCCTATCAACCTGAATGGAGAAGACCATGAAAAACGATAATGAAGCCGTACCCGTCGAAGATACCACGGCTGTTGCTGAGAACAAATCGATCATTGGCGAAAAATACCGTGGCAAATACACTGGTGCTGGCGACTGGCTCGCAGCCATGATCGATGGTCAGGTTCAAGTGCCTGAGTTCAAAAACAAAACAACCAAAGATGAAGACGGCAACGAGACCACGAAATCCGTTGCGACTGGCCAAAAGCCCGTTGACATCACGAAATTGTTCGCGCTGGCTGCAGCCAATGGTATCGACGCCGAAGAGCGTTACGGCGACCAGATCGAACGTCCAAATGCGACAGGTCGTTTGCGCATGACCATCGGCAATATGCTACGTGCACGTGCGCGCAAGCGCCATGGCTTGAACGACCTTGAAGGCACTTTTATCGAGGCCGATGCGGATTTTGTGGGTGAACACCCTAAGACGCAACACCCCGATGGCAGCAAGATCGTGGTTGAACAACCCGAAGTTGAAGCCGACGAAGAAGCCGAAGACGCGTAAGAACATTGAAGCGGGACTGTCCGCCCGCTTCAATTGCCTGCCCTCCCAAGGGTTCCTAAGCCCCCGTTGTCTGTCCGCAACGGGGGCTTTTTGATGTCAGAACTGTGGCGATTGACAGTACCCATCAACACGTGGTATAGTGTAGTATGACACAGGAGAGAGACCAATGAGCGATTTTCACAGGGGAGACCTAGTTCGGCTGAAATACGGGCACACACGGATGATCGTTATAGGCGCGAGGTCCGGTTTGGTGAAGGCCGTATACACTGGGCACGACCTTCAACCCCTCAAGCATTATTCTACCGAGTGGGGGGTTGAAAAGACGGACTTTCGTAGCGCAAAAGATTTCGTACACTGGGACGGAGGCGACGCCAACAACACGCAGAAGAGAACTAAACGCTGGCACAAAGAAAACAACAAAACTCTTGAAGGAGAGAACACTATGGCACACGGATACATTAACGATAAGAAGAAGCTCTACACGTTCAAGGGCCTGCACGGCGAAGAGCAGTACGGGCACGACATCGGTCGCAATAGCAAAAGCCAAGTTGTGATCGAAATTAAGGGCTCTTGTGATGTCCGCGCGTTCGACCCCTCCGACCTAACAGAGGTCTGCCCGTACACTTTCAAGGTCCAAGCCTTGGGGCACCGTGCCCGCAACGAACCCGCCTACGATTGCCATTATGAATGCACTGAGGGCCAAGTGGCCGTGGACGAAGTGATTATGTCCAAGTCGGGCAACCTCTATGTCGTGGTGGCAATCAACACGAAAAACTCCAACCCAAAGGCCCTATTCAGGGGTCACAAGGTCCCACTCGTGCCTTTCGGCTAAGAGAACTGACGCCCCCGTGGACTATTGACATGGGGGCGTTTGCGTGTTAAAATAAGGGGTAACACAGGAGAGACCAATGACCAAGCCAATCAAATCACGCGACACGATCGTTGACCGTATCAAGGCTCTGAAAGCCCGAGCAGACGACGACGCGTCGTCCGAGGAAGAAGTAAAGGCCGCGACCAAGCGTCTGGCCAAAATGATCGCCGAGCACGACATTGCAGAATGGGAGCTCAAGGGCGCGGACCAGTCGAGCGCCGTTCACGCCACGGGCGTTGCGTTCGGCAAGGACCGCATGGAGGACCTGATGCGAGGGTGCTGGGATGGCATGGAGACATTCTGTGAGGTCAAGTTCTACAGGGACAACACAAACAAGAAATTGGCTACGCCCAATTTCATTGGTCAGGCTCACGACGTCGAAATGGCACTATACCTCTACGGCCTTTTTCAGATTTCAGCCAAGTGGGGCTATCACCGTGTTTGCGGTGAAGCTTTCGACTATGGGGCACCCCGCCCAAATCGGGAGAGCTTTATGCTTGGTTTCGGGTCACGGGTAGGCGAAATGATGATGGAAGCGGCTGAAATGCGCCTCGCCCAACGGAAAACCGCCGCCACAGGGTCCGAACTAGTGATCGTGAAATCCGCCCTAGTGCAAGACAAAATAGCCGAAATGGGCCTGTCGTTGCATACACCCCGCCGAGCGCGGGCCAACATCGACCACAATGCCTACAACGCGGGCAAGGCCGAAGGTGGGGGTGTTTCACTGGAGCGCCCATTGAACGACCGGAGTTCCCACAACACGAAACTGGGGGCTTGACGACACGTTAACCCCGTGGTATGATGTACTATAGATTGGGGGCGCATTTGGGGCGTCCGAGGGTCAGGCGCTGACATCCCCCAGCTAGCTAGGCAAGGCCCACCTAGCGCCAACACACACAGGAGACTTAAATGTCCGACGCACTCAAAGACCTCATCAACGTTCTGAACAAAACCGCCGACGCGCTGCAGGCCGAAATAGACGCCCTGCCGAAAGAGGACCCGTTTCAGCTGGCCCCCGTGTACTTTCGCCTCAAGACCGACTACGACCATTTGGACGCGGCACGGAAGCGCGTATACGCACTGGTCGACAAGATGAACAAAGCCATGATGCCCGAAGCTCTGGACGCGAATGGCGGCGACCTGATCCGTATCCCCGAAATTGGCCGCTCGTTTGGCTTCACGTCTAAGATGTCGGTGTCCATGATCGACAAAGAGGTGGGCATGAAATGGCTCAGGGACGAGGGCCACGGCGACCTGATCCAACCGACAGTCAACGCCTCCACGCTGGCCGCGTTCGCCAAGTCCCTACTATTGGAAGAGGGCATGGACCTGCCCGACGACATCTTCAGAACTTCGACGTACCGCAACACTACGATGACGCGATACACGCCGAAGAAAACCTGATCCGAGGCCGGAAGCGAATCGCCGGATAGGATGGTAGCGACTGTGGCGACGACCTCGCATGACAGTGACAGCAGGGAGAGACCGCCTTATCAAACGAAGGAAGAATTGATGACCATACGTACTTTTCTCATCCGCAAACTCGGGGGCGCACCACCGACTCCCGAGCTTACATCCCTTGACAAAATGCTGACGGGAGCTGCCCTAGTTAACGAGGGCTGGACCGAATTACGCAAAATAGGCCTGAACAAGTACCGCCCGTGGGTCGAGTGGTCCGAGAAAAACCTCGACGTCATCGAGTACACACATGAGCACAAGTCGGTGGTGTCATGACTCTTGTTTTCCAGACGGACGGTTTGATCCCGTTGCCCGCTTTCACCACGTTCGGCCTCAACGCCAAGCTGAACGATAACCCGATTGGCTTCTTCGGTACGGGCTTGAAATATGCCGTTGCCATCACGCTGCGTCTCGGGGGCACGTTTCGGCTGGATCGCGGGTTGGACGAGTACGAATTTTACACCTCACCCCAAAAATTCCGTGGTAAAGACTTCCAAGACGTCCGGATGCGTAAGCGCACGACGCTAGGCAAGTGGGGACGCAGCATAGCACTTCCCTTTACGCTTGAGCTGGGCAAGAACTGGGAACCTTGGATGGCCGTGCGCGAGTTGGAGAGCAACACACGGGACGAAGAAGGCGGCAGCAGTGATTATTACGACTCGGAATCGCCCGCAGGCATGTCGGGCTTAAACGTTCTCGAACCAGCTAAAGACATCACGCGGATCGTGATTGACTGTCCCCACATGGAAACGGCCTTCAATGACGGTACGATTTTCTTTGATAAGGCCGATCGCAAGCTGATCCATGAAGGTTATTACGTACAGATTTGGTCGGGTCAGAATGACTACGTGTATATGAACGGCATCAGGGTGTACACCCCCGAGCAGCCTTCGAAATTCACGTACAACATCAAGCAAAATCTTGAGCTGACCGAAGACCGGACCCCCAAGTCCATCTTCATGGTAAGCTATCATCTGTTGGAGGCCCTCAAGAAGATGAAAGACAACGACCGCCTTGATGAGTTGTTCGGGATAGAAGACGGCAAGTTTTTCGAGACCCGTCTAGATTTCGATCAGGCTGGCCGCGACACGTCACCCGAGTACCGCAACAGGCTCACGTATGCCGTGGAATATGGCGGGGGCACGTTCAGTCGTGCCACGGCCAACCACCGCGCAGTCACGACAGTTGACCGGACTTCGAGACACCCAGTTGCCATGAGTATTCAGGACTGGGCTGACATGTGCAACGGGCGACAAGTGTCCGAAGCGCAACGAGAGAAAATAATCTCGTCCTTAAATTACGCCAAGGTCGATCTGAGAAAAGCAGGAGTGATCGAATGACACACCACACAGCGAAGCCTTGCCCCTGTGGGGACCCGATCTGCAAGGATTGGCACGTGGCACCCGTCGCCGCAGTCCAAGGCGTCAAATTCACTGAGGAACAGGCCAAAAATGTGGCCCGCATGCTCAACGATGCTACAAATCCCCTCCAGTTTTCATACTGGTTGGTACGTAACACCGCCCTGAAAGAAGCCGCTGAAATCGCAGGTAACTGGGCCCCGAACGTCGCGAAGGAGAAGATAGCCGAACTCGCCAAGAAAAAAGACACTTGATACCCGCGCTACACTGTGGTATAGTGTAGCGTGGACAATCCACACCGGATCATGACAAGGAGACAAACATGACCACGACGAAAAAAACCGACATCACCACGACAGACCAGTCACAATCAGACTTGCCCGCGTACCTGCAGGACTTCACGGGCAACGTGAACGAGGACAATTTCGACCTTGACGACGTGGCAATCCCCCGCATCAAGCTGTTGCAGGGCTTGTCCAAAGAGGTCGAGACTTTCGACCACGCGCGCTCGGGTAATTTCTGGCACACGGGCCTCGACGTTGACCTTGGTCCCGAAATCCAGTTCATCGTTGCCGATCGCCGGAAAAAGTACCTGCTGGCAGCGCCCTTGGCCGATGGTCAGGGTATCCTCGCCCGCGCTGATGACGCCAAGACATGGAACACGCTGGGTAAGTGGGAGGTCAAAATCAAAGGCGTCAAACAGCCCGTTACGTGGGAGATTACGAACCTCGACGTCGACAAGTCGGGCCTCACCGATTGGGGTACATCTGTCGAAGGTGACGAGGACAGCCCACCAGCCGCGACGTTGTTCTACGACTACCTCGTTTATTTGCCAGAGCATCCCGACATGGGCATGGCGGTTCTCTCGTTGGCGCGATCCCAGATCAAGCCCGCGCGTAAGGGCCTGAATGACAAGATCAAGATGCATGGCGACAATGGCCGTCCGATGCAGTCCTTGATTTTCAAAGCCAAGTCGATCGAAGAGAGCGGCGACGAGGGTCCTTACAAGAACTTCTCGTTCCAGTCGGGTGGCTATGTTACGGATAAGGCGCTGTTCGATCAGATGCGCGAACACCGTGGGGCCCTGTCGAATCTCAAGATCAAAGACGAGGCCGACACCGATCAGAAAGACCCCGAATCCGCCGATGATGGCTCGGGCAATTTCTAACTGAGCACGGCCCTCCTCCTGTGGGGTCGTATACTAGGGACGTCAGTTTGGTCACTGGCGTCCCGCTTTCAAGGAGCCCATTATGAGAGCCAAGCCAGAAACCACCTATACTAATATACGCTACGCAGTCCACGCGGACACAGCGAAAGCGCTGCTGATCAGCCCCAATGACGACAACGACAACGCCGTATGGGTCCCGAAATCCACCATCAGAGACGTACAAAGCGAACCGAGTTCAGCTTATTTCACGGCGGATATTGCCGAGTGGATTTACGACAAAAACCACATGAACGAGCGGTGGAACGCGGACGCCTTGACAGTGTCCCACTACGAGGACCCCATAGACGCCGAAGACCCAATGGGCGACGAGGAACGCCCACCGCTTTCACACCCCGACGATATCTTTGACGAAGAAATCCCGTTCTGATGGGCTCGCGCGAGGAAATTACTTGGTCGCCGTGGTATTCAGCAGACAACCTGCCGAGTATCGGGGATTACATTCAAATCGTTATGGCTACAAGCGACTACAATCACTACCATTTGCACGAAGCCTTAGTGACATGCGTCAAGGGTACTCAGGTAACCCTAGCACCTTCTGAGCCCCCGTCGCTTAATGGTAAGAAATGGGGCGTGGTTAAATGGCGCAAGCGCCTAATTAGCCAAATCGACGAAACCGAAGAAGAAAAAGAGCTGGAACTCACATGATTATTGACGTAGCTGACAACGCCGAACGGGCCCTGCGCATGGTTCGCGAGGCCAAATTCCTCTCGTACGACACCGAGACCACCGGATTGGACTGGCGCGTAAACGTCCCCATAGGGTATGTGGTGGGTGCGCCCCGTACGGCCACGCCACCCGCAGACGGTGCGCAGGGTGGCACTGTGGGCACATGGCGGGGTATGTGTATAGCCGCGCAGGACGTGGTATATGTCCCCGTGCGCCACGGAGGGGGTGGGAATCTTATGGGCGGTCGGCCTATGACGGAACCCGATGGCGAGTGGCAGGTGCACGATTTCGAGATTGCCCTAGCCAAAGCTTTCGCTGAACGAGACGAAAAATGGCAGGACCCCGAACGTGAAGATCGTGTCGTGGGCCACCACATCAAATTCGACGCACACTTTTCAGCCAACGCTGGAATCATGTTGGGTCACCGCCTCGCTGATACCCAAGACATCGCCGCGTTATTGGACGAGTATCGGCGCAGTTTCAGCCTGAGCGCAGTTTCGGAGAGTTTCGGGGTCGAGGCGAAAAAAGGCGAAGAGCTCTATGCGCACTTGGCCAAGCTTTTCGGCGGAGCCGACAACAGAAAACAGATGAGTAACTATTGGCGTCTGTCGGGCGTTGACCCCATTGGTTATGACTATGCTATTGGCGATGGGGTCTCAACGCTCCAGTCTTATTTCGAGGCCCGTAAGGCGGTCGAAGAGGAAGGGATTGAAGTAGTGACGGAGCTCGAAAGCGACCTGATATGGACAGTGTTCCGGATGGAGCGCAAGGGCACCAAGGTGGACAAGGACGCCATCGCCGTGCTCAAGCGGAAAACCGAGCAAGAGATTGAACGTATGGTGAACGCGATTCACGTGGGGTTCAACGTCAATTCACCTAAGATGCTCAAGGCTTACTTCGATGACGTGGGTGAAACAGACTACCCGATCACTGAAAAAGGTAACCCCTCGTTCGCCGAAAGATGGCTGAAAACCACCGAGGCTGGGCGCAAAATCATCGACATTCGTCGTGCGATTACGCTGGTGAACAGTTTCATCACGCCACTTGAAGAACGTCACATGTTCAAAGGCCGCGTGCACCCCACCCTGAACCAGCTCAAGTCCGACGACAAGGGCACGATTTCTGGGCGTTTCTCGTGTAACAACCCCAACCTGCAGCAAGTCCCGAAGCGCGACAAGAGCCTTGCGATCCCGTTCCGCAAGTTGTTCATCCCCGATGACGATATGATCTTCTGGGAGCGTGACTGGTCACAATGTGAGCCGCGCCTTTTCGCGCATTACTCTGGTGACGCTAACCTAACGGAGGGGTACAACGCTAAGCCCTTCCGCGACGCGCACCAAGTCGTTGCGGACCTGCTAAACGTCGAGCGTGACCCTACCGCGAAACGCATGAACATGGGGATTTTCACAGGGATGCAGGCCAAATCCTTCGCGGGTCACATGAATTGGGACCTAGACAGGGCAACCAAGGCCCACCGCGCATGGTTCAATGAGTTCCCCGAGGTCCGCGCGTTTCAGAACAAGGCCAAAGCCCGACTGCTTAACCGAGGTTTCGTATACACGCTTCTGGGCCGCAAGTGTCGCCTTGAGGATCGGCGCTTCGCTTACAGGGGCACGTCCAAGATCATCCAAGGGTCCAACGCGGACATCGTGAAATACAAGCTGCTCGAAATGGATCGGCTCTGTGAGGAGAACGGGGACATTGTACAAATTTTGATGACTGTTCATGACTCATTCAACGGGCAGCGCGAAGACACCCCCGAGGCCAAGGCGCTTCTGGCACAGTTGGATGCGATAATGGAAGATGTCCAAGGCGCACCGTTCAACTTGCGGGTGCCTTTCGTGTCCGAGGGTTTCGAGGGTCCGGATTGGGCAGTGGCATCTTTCGGTGCCGAAACCGTCGCAAAGATCGAGGCCAAATCATGAGTGCCCGAATTTCAGCAATCTATGCCAAGGTGGCCCTAACAACCTTGGAAATCGAAGGGCCCCTACCGTCGCCCTGCTGGGTCTGGCAAGGGGGTCACAGTGGCACGGGAAGGGGCGGTGGCTACCCGCGTATGTCTCTCGACGGGGGCACCGTGGCCGTGCATCGGGTAATGTGGACCCAAGTGCATGGGTACATTCCGCCCAAGAAACAAATCGACCACCGATGTGAAAACCGTTTGTGCGTTAATCCGGCGCACTTGCAGATGGTGACGCACAAACGCAACCAAAAGTTCAAGTCGGGGAAACGCACAACCGAGGTTGACACGCCGATTTTCGACCAAGAAACCCTAGACCATTTTGGAGGCTGAAATGTCAAACAAGACCCACTACATTAACCCGAACAAACCCTCGCACCGCATCCACGTGGACGCTTTCTTGTCGTTGGCCAAGCTGTTGGACCTTGAGTACACGTGGCCTAATTACGAGGCTTCACCATGGCACGTGCAGGCCATCGTCAAGGGGAACCAAGTCAACTTCTGGCCCTGCGCCAATAAAGCCAACGTGAACCGCGAAAAGGCCGTTTACGGACGGGACGAAATCATCAAGATGCTGCAGTCCCTTGAGCAGGGTACTTACTACGAAGGCGGCGAGGTGATCGACGATGGCGTATAACCGCGTTGACACTTGGAGCACTTTCGAGGGCATAATCACGGTACGAACGGCGAGAGCGTTCATGTTTCAGTCCTATTATTGGGCTGGGCCCCTGTGGTTTCCTATTTCCCAAAGCATTGTGACGCCAGATGGCGAGGACACCCACGTCATCAAGGTGAAGGACTGGCTCTGTAAAAAGAACGACTTGCAGGAATTCACGGCCTACGACGAGGCAGCAATCGAAAGGATGTCTGAAATATGAAGGCCCCATCGAAAATCCGCCAACAAGAGCTTAAGTATCAGAAAGTAATCGTGAACAGCTACCGGAAGCAAGGCGGCTTCTGTGAACGATGGAACAATGAATGGGTAAAGGGGCCACCCGATCTGGTGTGCGCGTACCCAATCATCGGGCTCCACCTGATCGAAGTGAAGCACCGCCCCACGTGGAAGTTCACAATCCAGAACCCGATGGAAGAGAAGCAACTGGAGTACGCTGAGAATTACATGAATGGCGGGGCTGATAACCGTGTTTACCTTGGTATCATCCGAGGTGGCGGGGATAAGGTACTCGATTCCGAATTTGCGCTGTTTGACCCGAATAGTTCCCATTTTAATCCAGACGACGGCCAATGGGTCCCATACACGAAAGGACTAGGATATGACCTCGAAAAACTCGACTTCAACTGCCATGGCAGGGCGTAAGGACGACACGGGTAAGGCCCGCCTAGAATTGATCCCACCGGAGGCTCTGTTCGGTACGGCTCTAGCCCTCGGTACGGGGGCCGCTAAATATGGTGAGCGCAACTGGGAAGAGGGCATGAAATGGGGCCGTGTCTTCGGGGCTGCGATGCGCCACGGTTGGGCGTGGTGGGGTGGTTCCGCGCCTACGTCCGTTAGTTTTGCTTTCGGGGACCTTGACGACGAGACGAAAATGTCACACTTGTGGCACATGGGCGCATGTGTTATGATGTTGATAGCATACGAGGCTAGACAAACGGGCGAAGACGATCGCCACAAAGGAGAACGGACATGATCACTTTGTACATTCTGGGCCCAAGACAATCGGGCAAGTCTACTAAACTGGCCAAAATGGTGGATTCGATTGGGCCCGCGTTCGTGTTACCCACGGCACTTGGGTCATTTTCGATGTCGGGATACAACGGACAACAACTCTTAGTGTGCGACGAGCCTTCATGGACTGAGGCTGCATTCAGGTCGGCTTTCATAGAAGAAGATGGCCGAGTTCTCGTGTGTCACGCTAAAAACCAACCAACTCAAACGTGGGACGTCCCTGCGTTTCTCATTCTAACTGGAGAACGGACATGAATTCGAGACAAGACACCAAAGACGCAATCATTAAGACTGGGTTGCTATCGGGCAAGGGTGCCACGGTCCTTATGGACGGGCAATTCGGGTCCACGGGCAAGGGGCTCCTAGCCGCTGTAATCGCCGAAGCGTCTGAGGGGCGTATTGACACCGTGACCAGCAGTGCGGGTCCGAACAGTGGGCACACGTCATACTTCGGGGACGAAAAAATCATCCTGACCCAATTACCGACTGCAGGCGTTCACCTCCATAAGCTGGGTTACAGCGGAACGCGCATCCAGATGAACGCTGGGTCGGTTCTCACTCCTGCGAAACTGATCCAAGAAGTCCGTGACCACGCGTACCACCCAAGCGTTGCGATTCACCCTACCGCCGCTGTCGTCGGTGACATGGATTTAGAATACGAACAGAAGAATCTGGTCGGTCTTATCGGGTCCACGGGTAAGGGCACGGGGGCCGCTATGACGCGGAAAATATTGCGTCACTCGGGGGCTGTTGCGAAAAACAACGTGGCCCTAGACTCCTTGAAGAAAGGCACCTATCCCACTCGTGCCCAGTCTGTCTTCGTTGAGGTGTCACAGGGCCACAGCCTCGGGATCAACCAAGGCTTCTACCCGTTCTGTACGTCCCGTGATTGTGGTGTCCAGCAAGGCTTGGCCGATGCGGGCGTCCACCCGAAGGACTATCGGGGGTCTTTCATGTCGCTGCGCACTTACCCAATCCGCGTGGCGGGCAACTCGGGCCCTGTGTACCCCGACCAGAAAGAACTCAGCTGGGAGGGCCTAGGCTTCGAACCGGAGCTGACCACGGTGACCCAGAAAGTGCGGCGCATTTTCACATGGTCGGGGGCCCAATTTAGGGAGGCCATCGAAGTCAACCAGCCCGACGTGCTGTTCTTGAACTTCTGTAACTACATCAGCGAAGACCCCAAAAGTGATGCGATTGCTAATTTCGTGCACGAAAAACTATTCTTGCCGTATTGTCTTGTCCTCGGGCGTCGCCCTAGCTTGATCCTGACAGGTCACGGCCCCCGCAACGCTGACGTAAGAGTTTGGAACACACTATGAAAATCCACCTGCCCAAAGAAATGCTCGAACACGAGCCCGAGATTAAGTTCTTCATGGAGCTAATGGTGCGAAAGCTCCACACCAACCGTCACAAGGGCTTCGCGGACAACACCACCGTAGGGGCCCAGTTCAAGTTGTTGGAGGCTGAAATCCTTGAATTGAAAACAGCCCTCGAAAAGGAGGGACAGTTCGAAGCCGCCGTTGAAGCCGCCGACGTGGCCAATGTGGCATTACTCTTGGGTATGCGAGTTCTGCACATGACGCGTCCCAGTTTCAATAGTGAGCGCTCACTGAGCCTTCCCATGCCCTCAGCGGCTGCACCGCCGTACGCTGGCGCTACCTCCACGCACGTGGGGGAAAAGCCCCCAGAGGCCCCGCGCCACCGCATGGTCCCACACAACCCTCCAGTAGCAGGGGAAACCTAATGTCCACTAGCGCAATTTCTACATACACCAAAACGATGAAACTGGCGATGGGGCTCCGTGTTAACACGGTGCCCCGTTGGGCCGTGGTTCCGACAGTCCAGAAACAGACCGTGGGGGGCCACATTCAACGTGGGGCCGTGATCCTCATGTTCCTCAAGCCCCATCTGAATATTAGTTGGTTAGTGTTCTCACAGGTATTGGAGGAATGGCTCGAACATGATGAAGACGAGGCCATGACAGGCGATGCCCCGTCCCCGTCCAAGGGCAAACCGAATGTGCTGCCCTCTTGCCAGAAGAAAGCCATCGTAAAAATGGTGGACTGGTTGGAGGCTCGCCAATTTTTGCAGGAAGAACATCGTTTCGGCAATTACTACGCCCGACCCGAGGGCCCCGTGGCTCAAGACCTTCGCCATAAACTCGACCTAGTCCCCAGTGCGGGACTGTTCAAGTGGTACGGCCTCGATCCTCGCGAACTTCTGGATGAGGCTTTGGCTTCGGTCCATGAACATCCTGGAATGGAGGGGGTCCTGTGAAAGAGGTTGAATGGCTGCTTAAAGGCGACCCACGTCCGGTGCAACTCGAAGCCCTACGTAGGTCGTATTATGGCTACGCGTTACTAGACGGACCTGACGCCGAAGCAGAATATCGCAGCATACGAAAAGGTCCCGCAGTCGGGTGGGGCCATTTCCTCGAAATGCGTATGGGCAAGACGCCCACGGCCCTGAATGAAATGGCCCTGTTTAAGTTCGACTATGATATAAACCACGGCGTGATCGTGGCCCCTAATACGTACAAGCAGGCGTGGCAGAACGAAGGCGAAACGTTCGGATTTAATCTGCCGATACACGTGTTCGATAGTGCCCAGTGCGACAGGACCCTAGCAAAATTTAAAAAGGAGGGGGGATATCTTTCGATCAACTATGAGGTGTTCCAGCACACGCACTTAGTCGAGAAGATTTTCAACGTCCTCAACAACGTCCCAAAATTCGGGCTTGTGTTAGACGAGTCAATTAAGATCAAAAACAACACTTCGCCTGCGTCTATGGCGATCCGTGAAATGGCGAAAGACGCGAAATTCATCCGGTTGTTGAGTGGCCTCCCTTATTCACAGGGGCCACAGGACCTCTACCCCCAGTTGCGTGCCATACGCCAGTTTTCGGGAGTTAATTTTTACGCATTTAGGAATAAATTCTGTAAGATGGGGGGTTTTAAGGGCAAGTCCACCAAGGGCGTCAAGAATGAGCACATCTTGAAAGAGGCCCTCGAAAAATGCAGTTTTGTGGCTAAGCTTGATGTATGGGCTAAGGGCGCAAAGGCGCGGTTCTTCGTAGACAAGCTCGACCTAACGCCCAAGCAGAAAGCCCACTATGCTGAAATGGAGGAGGATTTCGTCACGTTCTTGGACAGTGGGGAACCCGTTTCAGCCGCACACGTTATGACCAAGATGATGAAACAGCAGCAAATCGCCTCTGGTTTCATGTACGACGAGCACGGGGAAATCCACCCGATCGAGGAGCCGAAGAACCTGCCGAAATTGCAACGGGTGATCGACATCGTGGAGAATTCACCCAAAACGGTGGTGTTCTATCACTACAACGCGTCGGCGGACATGTTAATCGAGGCCCTAAAGGGTTTCAGTCCCTGCGTCATCCGATCTAAACAGCGTATGGACGCAGAGGGGCTGGACGTCGAAGAAGAAAAACGTAAGTTCAACAACGACCCGAAGCACCGCGTTATGATCGCCCAGTTGGACCGCACAAAGTACGGCCACGATCTTTCGGGCAACAAGAAAGACGTGGTTTGCAGCCTGACGGTGTACTACGAGAACACGTACTCCTTGGACACCCGTTCCCAGACCGAAATGCGCACCATAACCGCGCACCAATCAGTGGAGCCGCGATACATAGATTTCATGTCGTGCCCCACGGACGCATCGTTCATCAAAGCCCTCGTGGCGAAAACCAGTATGACTGAGGCCGTGCTGGGTTATTACGGAAAAGACCGCGCCGAAGCTGTGGCGTGGGACGACGAAACAAAGGTGGGAGACTAAACAAATGGCGGAAGTAACAAATGATATGGAATTCATGGACGGCTACAAATTCCTAAGCGAGGAACCCCTACGTCTTGTGGCCCCGCCCCCCACCAACTGGCAAGGGACGTTGCTGGACACGAACGTGTCGTTCTGCATTCACAGCACCAAGGGCTTCGGCTTTGTTCGACGCTTCTTCTGGCGCGTGTGCTTCGGTGTACATTGGACCAAAGTTTAACCCAAAGGGAATGAAAATGTTTAAACCAAAAGACCTCGCGCACTTCAACGCAAACTTCAAATGGACGTCCGATGGTCGCCTCGACAGTTGGAGGTTACTACGCGACAACATTAGTGGCAGATTCAAGGGGGACTGTGACGACTACGCCGTGACGGTTGCCTACCTCGATAGCGGATCGAGTTGGCTGCGGTTCTGGTGGCGGTTGGTCACACGACAGCAGGTGTTCTGGTACACCAAGACGCCCCAAGGTGAGCCCCACCTGATGCTCTGGGTACGGGGTAAGGGGTGGATTGATAACATCAACCCCACATTCGGAGGGCGCAAGTTTCGGCGTGTGTTTCCGGCCCCCGTGTGGTTGGTGGTCATGAAGATGCTGGTGGGATTCGTCCAAAGCTCGTTGACGTTCACGCCCCCACCGAAGCCTTAATACAGAAAAGCCCGCACCCTAAATCAAAGGGCGCGGGCTAATAGTTGGTTTAAGAGGCTAAGATTGTGGCGATAGCGACTACCTTGCCACGGTTGCAGTCATCGCTCTGGACCGCCTCGACGTAAGCGACCGCCAGATTGCGCGGAGTGCTGATGTCGCGGGGTTGTCGCTCGCATGGCGTCAAAGTCGCCTGTGGAATGTCCGGCGAGACATAGACGTATTCAGTCGGTGGCTGGACGCAAGCCATTAAGAATATCGGCAATAGCAGGATCAAGCGGCTCATCGGCACACTCCCCAAGTTCGGCAGTAAGTATCGCCTCGACAGACGCCGTGGCTTCTCTTGCCTGTTTCAATTCAAGCGACGCGCGAACCGCGTCCACTTCTCTGGCAACGGCTGATTGAGTGTTCTGAGCTATCAACGCCGCGTTTGACCTCGTTAGACTGCTGATTTCAACACCCTGCGCTGCGACTGTTGCTCGTAGGTTCATGACGTACCACACACCGCCACCACCGAGCAGGATCAGTGCGATGTATGGCGCAAGGCGCATCATGTGTCTGTCCAGATGAACAGGAAGAAGATAATCATCACGACGCCAAGGCCACAGACGATCCGACCAATAATATCCCACATTACAGCATCCCCCGCATACGAGCGCGAAGAATGTCGCCAGCCGCAACAGCGTCCGTGACCCCTGCATCGTGTGGCAACCACCGAATGTCCCACTTGCCATTCTGCTTGATGCCCAGTGTTGGCTGTATCTCCGCGTGCGTCAGCATACTCCAAGGCGTGATCGGGATATCAAACTCGTAGTGGTAGTCGATAGACCGCCTCAGCATTGCGTCAATCCCTGCCCACGTCATAGGGTATTTGCCCACGTCGAGCGGCCAGCCTTCGGCGTTACCCATCGCGATCACAGCTTGTCCGATGCGGCCAGTGTTAGCGTTCTTGGAGTGGGATACGCCGACGCCTTTGCGCCAGTCATAATTCGCCTGATGCTCAGCCCGCGCTCCGCCATCATACGAGTTGCCGAGGTAGTCGTGCCCGTCGTTGTAGTGGCTCAGCACTTCCTCCGTCACCTTGTACGAGCTAGCTGCCCAGTGCCAGACTGTCCCGTGGAGGCCGGACTGATTGAACAGAAGGTGTTGATGTTTGACCTTGCGCAACTCCATTGCTTGCGCAATTCCGGCACGAGTGTTTGGCCCGTTCATTCCGTCAACGACCAGAAGACCAAACGGGTGATCAGCAAATAACAGCGCGTTAACGCGTGCTTGCATGTCTCTTACTGTATATCCCATTAGGTGAACCACGTGCGGAATATGGTGACTAACGCACCTCCGCCGATCAGCGCGAACTGAACAACGTCGTCTTCAATTTTGGAGGGTATGATGTCGTACCCAGCGAGGATTCCTACCGCCGCAATCAGTAGACCTGTATAGTTGATCTTTGATTTCAACGGAGTATTGATTATTGTAGTTTTCATTTCAGGTTCTCCAATTCGAGGGTTAATTTATCAATCTGCTGCTGCAAATCGAGCGTAATTGGCGCTCCCAATTCGGGCACGGGAACGTCGTCGTTGCTGTCGTATAGCGGGGTCACAGTGTACCACAGACGCCAAGGACATTGGTGAATGACGTTGGCGTGTGAGTTCTGGAATAGCTCTTGCGGGGACATATTCACGGTCTGATCCAGCCACTCAAGTTCTCCGGTTGTACGAATGGTGGGGGGACCAGAAAACTGCCAGAGAGTTCGAACGCTAGGTCCCCCCCGCTCACCGATGTACCAGTTGCTTTCCAACCAAACGCATTCGCGCAGCTTGGTCGAGGCGCTGTCAAAGGTGGTCGAAAATTCTGTTGGCCCCCGTCGTGCGTTGCTGATTTCCATCGGGGACATAACCGGATCAACGTAGCCTTCCACCCACGAATAAACGTAGGCCACACTACTTAGAAGCAGCAGGGATAAAGCCCCTGCAAAAGCCACGTTATTGATCCACCTTACAAATTTACGGGTCATTCTGAACCTACCATTGATTTGATTGCCTTGACCACGCTGTCGTAGCTAAGTGCGATTGCGCCGAGAGTGATTACGATCCAAGAGGCCGAAGCTCGAATAGAGCCAAATAACCAAGCACGACGCGCTTCCTGTAGGATTACTTTCCGAATGGCCACTAATTCGCTTTCGGTGAGTGGGGCTTTGCTGCCGTCTGGCGGAGTTGTCATGTTAATTCTTTAACCTTTTATTGAGCGTCTAATTTTAGACCGCTTCCAGTGCCGCCAAACGTGTTTGCAAGTCGTCGATCTTATCGAGGGCTTCCTTAAGTGCCGCAGTCAGGATTGGCGTCAGTTTGGAATAGTCCACCCCCTGATGATCTGGGACGGATCGGGTGGCCATTACAGCCTCCGTAGTCTTCCGCCACTGCTGACCACCCTCTAGGTCCGCAGGCCGTTCAACGTCCACGCCATGAACTATCTCAGCGACCGCTTTCGTCGTGATGATCGTTTCCATGATTGGGACTTGGCGAACGATTTCAACTTCGACCTCAGTCAGCACGCCCTCGATATCCTGCCGCTTTACGACAGTCTCGATCACCTCATCGAATGCGTCCTGCTCTTTGGTCTCAATGACGGTTTCGCCCGCAAGGTTGACGTATGAGCTTTCGACCGTTTCCTTGACGGGGACTTCCGCAGTGACTTCCTCGACAGCAGCGGTAAACACGACACCCAATGCAGGCGAGACTTGGTATTCCTCATCCCGCATTGCGTCCTTAGTGCCAGTGACAGCTTGGGGGTGCAGCTCTTGCATTTCATGCGCAATGAAACCATCCGCCCAAGACCCGTCTGCTTTGAATGTGTAGGTGCAAGGCTTCATCGCTTTCACGATATCGGCTGCACCCTGAATTGGGACGATGTTTTCTTTCAGGCGGTAATCCGAGGACGTGTTGTAGGCGGTGGCCGCTGCTGTGACCGAAATGGTGCCTACCAAAACCCCATCGTTTTGAAAAACAGTAACAGCACCGTCTGTCCCTGTGCGGTTAAGGGAGAGGCTTTGTGCACTATCTCGTGTAGCTCTCAAAATACCCGTTATGTCAACGCCATCAGCCTTAGTCGTCAGCTTTATTGCGCCATAGTGCCTAATCGAAACCTCACCAGTTGCGCCATCCGCGAACACATAAGAAGCCAAGCCGCCAGCGCCATCGTCTGCTTGAAGCAGAATGCCTTCGTTGTTCGTATAGTTCCTAAGAATTAACCTGCCCACGTTGTTGTCTATGAAAGAGTCTGAGCCGTTGTGGTATAGTTGAAGGTCGTCGCCCGTGCCGAGGTTAACCATGCCACTATCCGGCAAACTAAGGTCACCAGTGATATCAACGCCGCCAGCCGCAGTCGTCAGCTTCGTAACGCCGTAGTGATACATCGCCGCTGCGCCAGTCGAGCCGTCTGCTTCAAAGTATCTTGTAACCCCGCCTGCACCATCATCTGCCAGAATACGGACGAATTCATCTGTCGCTTGAGAGCGAATTAAAAGAAGGCCGGTGTTGTTGTCTATGAAAGTGTTCGTGCCATTATGCTGGAGTGTCAGATCATCACCTGCGCCAATGTTAATCACGCCATTATCCGGCAAGCCAAGGTTGCCCGTGATGTCCACGCCACCAATTACACTAACTCCTGTGGCTGTGGTGGAGATTTTAAGGGCGTTTGCATAATAGAGATTTACATCACCTGACGCCGTAGCATCTAAATACTTAGTTCCGCCCGCACTTTGCAAATATATATTACTAGACGCCCTGAGGAATAGATCACCAGTGCCATTATCAACGATATAGCTGTTCGAGCCATCGTGGAAAATCTGTAGGTCAGACCCAGCACCAAAGTTGGCCTTGTCGTTGTCGCCGAACGTCATGTCGCCAGTGATATCCACACCGCCAGCCTTGGTCGCCAGCTTCTCGACGCCGTAGTGCTTCAACTGCACTTCGCCAGTCGAGCCATCACACGTCACATAGTTGGCGTTGCCGCCAGACCCGTTGTCAGATTGAAGCTGGATAACTCCGTCTGTTGATGTGTTGCGTATCCACACGTCGCCTATTTCTGCCGTTATCAAAGCAATGGCACCTGCTAGATAGATATCAAACTCATTAGCCGCGCCAAATCGCGCACGGTTGGTCCCGTAGACTATGCTGCCAGTCATTGTTCCACCAGCAAGTGCTAGGGCAAAGGACGCATTCCAATCGTTTGCTTCCTCTATGTAGGTAAACGCGGCAGGCAACTCCCCCCAGACGGTTTGGGCCTCAGCGGGGAAATTTGGGTCACCGATGGTAGGGGGTGTGATGCTGAATGAGTAAGGCGAAGGGCGTAGGGCCATTTTATGACGCTCCTGTCAGAGTTAGGGTTGATTCGGTGTACGCGCCTGTTTTCAGCGCTGGGAAAAAGTCGTCCACCACGCCGTAGACGTTTAGGTCTAGTGCCGCCAGCTCAGCACCCGCGTAGAAAAAGGCGGGTGCACCACGGGCTTCTTCTAGTGCCCGCTGGATGCGTCGATTTGACTGCGTCAGGAAGATGAATTCCCACTCGGCTTTACGAGCAGTCGGGCGTTTCACAATCGTGATGTTACCGAAAGCGTCGATTTCTTTGCGGCTGTAATCAGTGAAACCGCTGCGGGAATTCTCAGTGACTATCCCCAAGTATTCGGACCGACCAGCGACAATCTCTGCCACTTCGGCTACGCCACCCGACACTGTGGTGATTATTACTTGGACGCTTGAACCCGAAACGGCGCTTATATCCTCGAAGACAATCTCAGGGTCGAAGACGCCCTCAAAAGTAACGAAGTCAAGCCAATCTTGTACACCACTAACGTCGATTAAGTTTTTCGTGACGTTGTAGGTGATAACGGTGGCCGCATTTCTGACAATAACTTGAACCGACGTTGCGACAAGGCCGATGAATGCAATAGCGTCCAGCCTCGTGGTCGCACCGAAGATGTATTCTATTGTGTTCAGGTTCGTTGTTGCTTGGCCAAGCGTGTTGTCGAAAGGACGCCAGCGGTTCGTGCTGCCGACCACGAACCACAAACTAGGCACGTTGGCCGCTGTGGTGGGGTCGTTGCCCGTGTTTCCCCCTGCCACACTTTCATAAATCAGATGCGTCGCCACTGAAATTACCCGTGCCCCCGCCGCGTAGGTGGTGCCAATCAACCACGCGGCGTAGTCGGTTTCTGGGACGTTGGACGACGTGAAGTTGGCGTCAGTCACGGGGAAGGGGATTATTAAGGTTGCGTCGCTCATACTACCACGGCCTCCGATTGTCTGGTTTCTTCGATTGTGCGAATCTTGCGAAGGTCGCGGTTGCCATTCACCATAAGTTGTTTGTTTACGTCCGCCATTTTCACTACCTCTGCGGTTAATTCTGCAACTTGTAGCTCAAGTCTTGTGTTGTCCCCCATCGCCCGTGAGGCTTCGGCAGTGTGCACCCTAGACCCGCGTGGCAAGTCCACATATTCCTGCCCGTTTTCGCCCACGCTCGCTATCCCGCCAGCGTGAAAATCCGTGCCGTTCGCGTATGCCGGAATCGCACCCACGCTGCGCAACTGCTCTCGCAACTGTTCAATCCTGAGTTGCTGCCACATGGGCCGTTGTCCGATTGCGTTGAGTTGCGCTTCCAGACCTTCCGGCCCGTAAAACGCATCCCGAAATGCGTCAATGTCAGAACCAGCGCTATAGGCGAAACTGGTGGCTTTGTAATCTATGCCCCCGTTTGCGTTCAGGCCGAGCCGTGCGTCCTCCGAACCGTTGCGCAGGGACACGCCCGTATTGCGTTCAAGAGTTTCGATGTTCCCGATGACCCTGTTCGCCTGAGCCATCGTGTCTCCACGCTCGGACGTAGCCAGACCCAGAAGGTTCTGCCAGCGAGCAGCATCCGGATTCTCTGGTGTGGTTCCAGCCTGTTCGTGGAGCGTGTCGGACAGGGCAGTAAGGGACTCCTTAAGGGCCGTCATTGGGTTACTAATGTTAGTCTTAGTTGTATCACTGAACCAAGACGAGAACCCACTTGCTGGATCGAACTTGAACGAACCCCCCAGAGTGATCTGGCCGCTTGTACTGCCAGACACAGCGTCAAGGAACTTTTGCTGTTGTGCGGTGATAGAAGACAGGTTCACCACACCAGAAATCGTCTTGACGCGAAGTTGGTTGCTCATGTCCAACAACGCTTGATCTTTCTTGGTGATAGACGCTGTGTTCACGTCACCAGAAATCGTCTTGACGTAGTCTTCATCCTCCATAAAGAACAGGTCCCAGTCTGTTCGGCTCATGTCACGGAAACCAACGTTACCAATGATATCCTTGCCGCTTTTCTCGTAGCGCATATGGAAGAGCTTCCAGTCATTAGCGCTCATACCACGGAAAGCAACGTTGCCCACGATGTCCTTGCCGTAACGTTCGTCCTCCATGTCGAACAGCTTCCAAGTTTCACCGTTCATACCTTCGAATTCCACGTTGCCGAGAATGGACTTGTAGAATTCTTGGTTCTCCATGTGAAACAGCGCCCAGTCGTTAACTGACATGTCACGGAAGGCCACGTTGCCGAGGATATCTTTGCCGCTTTTCTCGTAGCGCATATGGAAGAGCTTCCAGTCATTAGCTTTCATGTCGCGGAAAGCAACGTTGCCCACGATGTCCTTGCCGCTTTTCTCGTAGCGCATATGGAAGAGCTTCCAGTCATTAGCTTGCATGTCGCGGAAAGCAACGTTGCCCACGATGTCCTTTCGGCGGGTTTGATTCTGCATCCGAAGCATTGCCAACTCATCAGGCCCCATAGCGATAAGCTCAAGGTGGCCCCGAAGCCATTTGTTGTTCACGACCCCGTCCTCACTGCGAAGCATAGCCAACTCATCAGGGCCAAACCCGACAAGATTAAGAATGCCATTTATTGTCTTGGTGAGGCTTTGGGATTGAGCCAGCAATAGTTCGCGCTGCTCGTCTGTCATGGAATTCGGAAGCACAGCAGCGACGGTCACGTTCCGGATTGCTGTTGTGTTGGCGTTCAGCATCAGGGCTTTAAGAGGGGCCGAAATGCCACTGAACAACACGCCAAGAACCCTGACCGAGTAATCGCCCTGCTGTTCTAGCAATACCCGCTGCGCGTGGTTGGAAAGACCAGAGAACGACGCCTCTACCATTGCTGCGTATGGGCCTGCGTCCCCGAATACGATCTGTCGAACATCTTCTGATGCGGACAGGGATGCTTGGACCGCAACCGCGTATGTCCCCAAGTTACCCAAGGCCAAACGCATGGCGTTATCGTTTGAACCGGAATCAAGAGTCACGTTCACCACGCGTGCAAGCTCGGACGACCCCGCAAGGGCGATGCGCTTGTCTATCGGGCTCAAGGTTGTGCCTACAATCATGTTGACTGTCTTGGTCAGTGACCCGACTTGATTGAGCGCGATACGAGACGTGTTCGCGTCGAGCTCTTTACCTACAACGAGGTCAATGGTTTTGATAAGCTGCGAAGACGACGTCAGCGCTAACCACCGTAGATCAGGCGTTAGGCCTTCCGCGCGTGCAATGTACGTTATGTTCGCAACAATGCCCGTCGCAGCGTTATCCAGCATAGTGCGTAGCGCTGCAGGAATGTCCGCGTCTGCGACGAGGTCAACAGCGACATTCATGCGCTCTTTGAGGAACGCGTAGTTGATCATTTCAGCCTCTGCGATGGCCGCTTCCAACGCACCAAGTTGAGCGTTTAAGCCATCAATGTCAGTCGGTGAAATTGGGTCGCCGTTGTTGATCGCGTCGCGCACCGTATTAAGCAATTCGACCTGCTGACCGAGAAGACCCGCGACAGCATCATGACGAGCACCTTCGATGTCGGACACCCCCGAAGCAAGCTGGAGGTCGCTCAGGATACGAGCTTCCGCACGGGCAACTTCGAGCGCCGTGTTCGCCGTGGCTCGTGTGTTACTCAGCAACGTGGAAGCCGCGCCACTCAGATTAGACGCCGCTTCGTTGTCCCCAGCGAGCGTTGCCGCAAGAAGGGCTTGGAAGCGGGTCTCAGCGAATGCCCGTGCCTGTGTTGCGCTGGTGAGCTCAGATGACGTTCCACGCAAGTCAGCGATGAATTCGCGTAGGGTTGTGGCCGTGTTGTACCAGAGTGCCGCCGCCTGTTCGTTGGCTCGCATGGAACTACTTGTGTTACCAATCATCACGTCGATTTCCGTAGTGATTGAACCCACCATGGTTTCCATCGCAGCTGTGAAGTCGGCGACCAATGGTAACACGTTATTCAGGGCACCCGACATCGAAACAAGACTGGCGTACATCTGGCGACCCGAAAGCGTGTTTAGGTCCAGAGCGTCTACCATTGCACGGAATTCCGTACGGCTCCGTGGCATCGAAACATTCAGTGCGGCGAATTGGGCCTCAATCTGACGTGATGCCGTGGCGAACCGTTCTGCGTCCGAGTAAAAGCCCATGAAGAACTCCGTTGTCGCCGTGTTCATAGCTTGGATGCCGCCGAACATTGCCACGAAATCTGACGCGGTGCCCGCCCCAATGACTGAAGCGTCCTGTAGGGTGTGGCTAAGGGTGTCCATTATTAAGTTGACTGCGCCTAGGTCCCCCACGATACGCGTGAGCGTCCCACTAAACGTTTCGCCTTCCCGCGTGAACCGACCAAGGTCAGGCGTCATACCCGCGAAAGCATCCCCGACGCCCTGCAGTGCCTCAGAAACAGCCTGTTGCGCTTCCTCGTCTGACATGCCTTTGGTTGACAGCTTGATCTGATGTGTAAAGTCTTCGTAAGCGTCAGCCCCAACGCCGAGCACGCCCGCCATGTTCAGGACTGACTTTTGAATTTCGTTAACAATTAGGGTGAGTGGGTCTGCAAGGCTTGCCTCGGCTGGGTCGAAATCCGTGCTGGTCTTCTTCGACAGACCCCAGAATTTCTTGGTTTCAGTCTTGTTGAATGTCTCGACCAGCGTGTCCATGCCGTCGACCGTCAGGCGTATACCTGCGTCGAGTTGTTTGGTCTTCTTTTGGAAGAACGAGAACACAGCGGCCACGGCGAGCAATGGTAAAGCAATCGCGCCCGCCGCCGCTGCGAAGCCCGCCAAGCTGCTGGTCGCGCCGCCCAGAACTGCGCTCATGTAAGTGCCTGCGCTTGCCAGACCGCCACCACCCATCATAGACGTGACAAGACCCGCGCCCCCAGACATAAACGAGCCCAAGATGCCACCGCCCATGCCAATGTTGCCCAGAATGCCACCGCCACCGCCACCGCCACCGCCGCCTGCCAATGCGCCCGCCGAGCCCCCAGCACCCGTCAGGGTCAGCTTGATTGGGTTGGAAACAGCTGTGGAGACCATCTGCGAAATCGTAGACTTGAAGCTGTTCAGCATGTTTCTCAACATGTCATCGAAATCGTTGAAGCCCCCAGCGACCCAATCCCCGAAAGCATCTGAAAGCTCGCCCACCATGGGGACGCTGTTGCCCAGCTCCTGTTGTAACTCACGCAGGGCCACGCTATACGCCTGCCCGAAATCGACACCTTTGCTAGCGGCATAATCAGCCAGCAGAGCTAATTCAGCTAGGCCCTCATTGAAAACCTCAAGGGGTGTACGTGCATCTTCCAGTGCCCGACGCATCGAGGTCTCAAGCTCCTCCAGAGATTTCGTGGCGTCTTTCGCGGCGTCCGACAGTGCGGCTGTGCCCCCTGCGGCGTCCTTAGTGGAACTATTCATGTCGTCTAAGGTGCCCGCAAGGGCATTGTTTTGAGTAGCCAAACCCTCAAGGGTTTCAATCTCACGGTCCATCGTGGCAATGCGTGCCGTTTGCGCGACCATGTCCACGCCGTCAATTTCCATACGGTTCAAGATCGCGTCGCGTTCAGCTCTCACAGCCGCAACACGCGCGTCGGAGCCATTCTGTATCTGATCCGTCAAGGAAGCGTTGGCCTGACGCATAGCTGAAATTTGAGCGACGACGTCGTTGCCCAGTCCGGCCATTGCCGTAGGGACCATGCCCAGATTGCGGACCAAGGCGATAGCCATGGAGTTCGCCCCAGAAATCATGCTAGTGAGACCACGCGTGCGTTCGGTCGCTTGTTCAATGGGGTTAGACATCATCCACCAAGTCGCGTTCAAGGCGAGAATGGCGTCTTTTTGGGTCTGTGTCGCGTTCACTAGGTCCAATTCGGCTTCCAGAGCGTCTTGGGACGCCTGCAACGACGCCTGCCTGTACTGCAGGCTCTCTTCCCCGTACGTGTTCAGGGTCCGCTGTAAGTCGATTTGCCCCTTCAATTCGGCGCTGATCCCCATAATTTCCGTGAGTTCTTTGGCGGCAGTGTCCGACGCGGCTTTAGCCGCTGCAATGTTAAAGGTAGTTTCTTCGATCGCTTTCAACGCGTCGAATTGTGCCAACAGGTCAGCCTTTTGAACACCCTTGGTGCCTTGTTGATCGAGCAGGGTAGCGAAAATCTGGCGCTCTACGGCGGCTTGTTCCCGCAGATAGCCCAAGCTTTCCGACCCGAGGTTATTCAGGGCGTTTTGTAAACGGCTGCGTTGCTGCATGTCCGTGGTCATTTCGAGTTCGCTCTCAAGGCGGTCTTCGGCCACGTCGAGGGATTTCTCCATTTGATCAACGAACGTACGATTCGCCACGCTGAGTTCTTCCGTGGAGGCCCTGAACTCCTGCATCAGGGTAACTACGTCCGTCAGCTTTCTGATGTACTCATTCTCAGACGCGGTACGGACCCCGTTCGCGTCAGCTAACTCAGTGTACGTAGCGAGTAAGTTTTCGGCGGCTTCTCTCTGCGCTGCGAAAGACCCCGTGGCAAGAGCCGAATTCAGGCCGTTGGCCACGTTGATGCCCGCTTGGGCGATCCCGTCTACTACTTCCCGTGCTTCGCGAGCGTTATCCGTGAATACGAAGAAAGCCCTGTCCAAGCCCAACTGGTCCGCGACTGACCCAAGCTGTAAGCCCTTCATGGTGTTTTCCAAACCGAAGGGGTCATTGAGGTCCCCAAGCGCGGTTGTGAAACTCCGTTGCAGTTCCCCAGACGTGATACTAGATATTTCGCTCAGGAACTGCCTAGCAGCTTCCGCGTCTTTACCAAACCTGTCTGCAAGGGCACTATTGTCGGCCATTTTGTCTAGGTCGTCGCCCCATTCCTTAAGAGTGCTGGAAAGGTCCTCAATCCGGTCTTCGAGGGTCATAGCTTCCTCGCCCCCGTTTATCGCGGAGCGGGCCCAATACAGTAGCGCTGCGCCCCCTGCGATTGCCCCGATAGTCATTACGTTAAGAGGCGTAATCATACTCTTTGCCGCAGCCACAATCCCTGCGAAAGCCTGCTTGCCTGTACCACCCATTTGAGAGAAAATCTGGGTGATCTGAGTACCTTGTTGCATCGCAAGCATGAAGGGGTTCTGACCCGAAGCCAACATGACCCCGATGTCGTTCAACTGCCATGTAAGGTTTGTGGTGTGCATGCCCGCTTTTTGGACTTGCCCCTGATACGTCTTGGCCCTGTTCGAGGCCGTCCCTAACGCATTGCCCATACGCAGGGCTGCGCCTTCCGCGCGGATGCCCGAGGCCGTAAGAGCGTCCAATTCCCGAGCTGCCTCTTGGGCCCCCGAGGAACGAACTTCAATGTCCAGCAAGTTGAGATTAGCCATTGTTTTTCACTTTCTTGGACGACCTAAAGAACGTCTTTAAGCGATTGGATACGTCTTCTTTGTCAGTGCTAACACGGTAAGGCCTCGTGTGTGACCCCTTCGTATTAGACGCGATCTTAAACTCATGCGTGTAGTGTTCGCTCATCATAACCATGGTCTCGGCTTGAGTTCCCGTAACTTCAATTTGTAGGGCTTTGGCCCACTCATTGATGTCAGCGTACGTGAGAGAAGTGCTGCCCATTGGGGTGTTGACCATCATGCCCAAGCGTAACAAGTCTTCTGCCACGGGGACGTCCAAGCAGTCTATTGGAGGCAACGTGTCGCGACTTGGGATTCCGTTACGCGTGGTTCCGTTTAAGGGGGTGGCGTCAAGCCACCCCCTTTGTCGAGCCCATAATTCTAGGGCTTCTCGTCGTTTCCCAAGAAATTCGCCCGATCCGAGATAAACGCCTCAGCTTGTTCTTTGATCCACGGGAAATCTGCGAACAGTTTGTACGCGGCTTCGCGCGTGAACTCAATGGACCCATTATCATCTTCGATGTTGGACCAAGAATCCACAACCGCCGAAAGGTTGCGACACTCATCGTCGTACATGCCATCAGCAATCTCAAGGATCACGGTGCCTGTCGTAACGTCTTTCTGCTTGCGGCGGTTCTGGCGCATAGCCGAACGGTGCGCCACGGCCCGACGATACGCGGGGCTGTCCATGCCTTGCATGCGGAAAGTTGGCGTTTTGGAATAGTCCGAGTTCTCGTCTGCGTCGATGACGACCTCGATGACTTTAAATGTGACGGGGTCCCGAAGGTAAAAATTCGCGCCCTCAGTGGCTGATTTACGAACGTCGTGCTTGGTGATGTTAGTCATGTTAATTCTCCAGATAACTCAGGTCTGTAATAGTGGGGCTCAGCGCAACCTGAAAAACACCGAGCCCCGTCCAGATTCCTCTGGATTTCTTAGGCAGCGACCTCTACGATCGAATCCGACACCACTTCGATAGTTGGCGTCATGATCACGATAGAATCGCTTTCACCAATGCTGCGGCTCAGGCCCATAACGAGGCCCTGCATGTAGAAGATTTCCCCACCGTCGAGTATGATCTTGATAGAAATCGCCAAATCGGACAGTTCAGCAGTCTCAAGAATGAGCTGTCCTGCGTCGGCTTTGTCGAAGGCCATTGTGGGCTTGATCTGGCCATCGTCGAAAGAACCCTTGGCCTTCTTAACGCCACGGGTGGCCAAAGGCTGGTGCTTGACGAGGGCATACATGCGCCCGAATTCGCCAACGGCGGTTACTTCAACAGCTGCTGTGAAGGTAAGGGCAACGTAGCCCGCTGCATCGACGGTTGCTGGGAGGGCTGCCGAAAACGAAATGACTGCACCAGCTGCGGTATCAAAAGACATGGTATTCTCCATTATGGGGATTGGGGTTTATCGGAAGTTTACTTGGGGGCGGGTTCGAAAGTGCCTCCAAAAGTAACGGCTGTGTTCGCGCCCTGTTCTTCGGCAGTAGCAACGGTCCCGACGTAAGTCACATCGTTGGGCAAAATCACAGAAATTTTGTCGCCCTTGGACACGTCACATCGTCCGCACACTACCAAAGGCGCATTGTCGCGGGACGTGATTGAGATTAGTTCGAGGGTTGTGACCATGGCCTTATTCGGGCGGGTCTTGGGTGGTGTTGGAGTGTCAGGGATAGTTTTCGTTGTTGGGGTGAGCATGATGCATCCTCTTAGTTGAATGAGTGGAGGCGAATGCCCACCACAGTTCCGATTTCAGTGTCATCGGTTAGCGTTGGTCCCCCCGAAGGGCGAACCGAAACTTTAAGCCCCGCTGTGATAACATCGTTGTAGGGGAACAAAGCCTTGATCTTGTCGACCATTTGTAGCGCGTACCATTGTCCCGACCCGCGTGCCACCACGATGGTGATTTGGTACAAGTACATTTCTTTGTGCGTGCCGCCTAAGGACACAGGGTCAGAATCAAACTCCGTGAAGTCCACCTCGAAACGTGGTACTACTTGTGAAATCTCGTCTGCGGGCCAACGAACCATGGGCAGCCCCACTAACGTGAGCAGGCGCGTGTCACAGGCTTGGGCGAACGTTTCAGAGGCCATTTTGGTTGAACCTTTCCGTGTTTATGCGCAACAACCTCGGGAATTGGGCCGTGGCATTAGACGCAAAGTGCTTGCCCACGTTACCTTTCCACCCTTTCTCTTGGAATGACGCGTAGCGGGCCATCCACCTAATACGAACTACGTCTCTGTTTGCCATTGCGCGCATTGCGGGGTATTGCGCACCAAGCCCTTGAAACATGGCCCCACTACCCATCAACTGAATACGGAGCGAAGCCCGAAGGGCTCCTGTAAGAATGGGCATGCGCCCGCCCTGATGAATAGGCAACTGTGCCAGAGTGATCATCTGTTCAATGGACAGCGCAATGACCGCATGCGAGGCTTTTTTAGCCCGAACGACGTTGCGCCCCAATTCTACACCAAAGGTTCCCATCTACGTTTTCGTCATGACTTCCCACATGAGCACCAAGCCCCCGTTGGACACTCGGTTCACGTCGTGGGGTGTGTAGGTCTTCCCGCCCATTTGGATACGGTCCAACGTGGTAATATCGATGAGTACTTCTGCGCCTGCGGAATTCTTCCCGTAGGCTGCAATCATTAGCATGAGGCCCTCAATAGGGACCAAGCTTGGCCGTCCGAATTCTTCGTTGTCCGTGATCACGCAGGTCACAGTGAATTCTTCTGACGGACCAAAAACGGGCCTGTTGACCGGACCCGTACGCGAAGCGGGCTTGACCAAGGTGGCATTGAGCTCGCCCGTGCCCGTGGCAATTGCGGCTTCAATCAGGCCCTCTTGGACGTCTCGACGGATTTCCTCAGCGCTCATGCTGCGGGCCCTCCCACGACCCAGAACCCTGCCTTAATGGCGTTCGCTTTCACGATGTACGGATCGAACATGGCCTCGACCAGTGCCAACGTATTGAACTGGCCGTCGAAACCTAGCCCCCGATTCCCCAACTCCGAAACATTGGGCTGCCAACGGATTTTGCTCACCTGCACGAGGGTCTTGGCCTTTGAAGGCACGAACTGAGCGTCGAAGAAACTAGCCGACTGCATGCCCGCAATGGCCACCAGATAAGCAGCTTCTTCCACTATTGGTAGGGTGTCGTCATACCCACTAATAAAATACGCTACATAGCGGTACTTTACGTAATCGGAGGCCCTCGTCAGAACAGCCGTCAACACTTCGGCTGAGGCTCCATCGAACACCGTGAGACCTCGCACTGTAGCGTAAGCTACCATATTTGTAGTTGTTCCGTACACGAGGGCCTCCAATCAGGTTATTTCTTAGGGTTAGTAACAGCCGTTTTCGCGGGGGCGTCTTCGGCTTCGTCGTCGTCCGGTTTGGGGATCGTGTCGATGATGACGCATTTGTTGACAACGTTCTGCGGGAGGGTGGTTGTGCTTCCGAGGTCGATAACCGTGCCAACTGGGACGCGCTGTTCTTTGCCGTCCCGATCGGGGGCGTAGACGCCCTTGTTTGTGATTTTGATTTTCATAACAATCTCCGTGTGGCCCCAAGGCATATTACCTTGGGGCGGGTTTCAGGGTTTAGATGGTGGAATGCGCAAGGCCGCAATTTTGCTCGGCGTCGTGCTTGATCTGCAACGCAGCGGCCATCATAACGACGAAGTCGTATTCGTCTTCTGGGTTGGCGCGGTATTGTGCACGAGTGCTGAAAGGCATCGCATTCAGGACTTCGACGACACGGCGGTCACGAACCAAAGCGATGATTTCACTGGCCACAATGCTGTCAGAAGGAAGGATACGCTCAATACCCATCGTTTCCATAACGCGCTGGGCGATGGTCTTGTTCGGGTACGCCGCCGAGAAGTCCGTGTTGCTCGCGTAGAACCAGTCATCCCAGTTCAGGTACAAGACCGCAGGGACCTTGAAGTTGTCCGCGTGCAACAAACCAAGCGTAGCAGTGATTTCGGCGACCCATTGCAGACCAGTTGCGCCATTCAGAGCAACACCTGTGGTGCGTGTGTTGCGGAATGGGTAATTACGAAGACCATACAACGGCTGAGCGTTGTAAACAATCGTCGCGTCGCCATTCAGAACGAGGCTCTCGGCCTTTTCGAGGACCTTGAAGTTGGCGTTCGTGCGGCCTGCGCTTTCGAGGTCAACGCCTTCTGTTTGTGCGGCCTCTACCTGACGCCAGCCAAAGCTGAACGTGCTGTCGACGATTGGGATTGGCGTGCCAAAGTACTCGAAAGTAGGCTGGTCAGACTTCGCCTTGGAACGACCGTCCAACGAAACGTTGACCGTACTGGAATCACTGATCGTTTGGAAGTGCGCCATCAGCTTACCAATTGGGATGGCTTTCGACAGGCCCGAGAGGTCATTGAAAACAGTCAGCAATTGGCGCTGCAATTCGACGCCTTCGCGGTCCCACTGGCCCCAAACGTCACGGGGCAAAGGGAGGGCATTGCCAAGCATAGAAATGCCCGAAGAATTCAAATGCGCTTGGCGCTGGTTGAATCCACGGCGGTTATTCAACAGGAGCGCCTGCTGGGTGGGTGTAAAACGGAGCATGTTTGCTCTCCTAATTTGAGGCCAGTATGAAGTAGGGCCACGCCGAAAGACGCGGCCCCGCCGATTTAAGCTGAGATTGTGCCATTGGCAATGATCACGTCGCCAAGGTCGCCAGCCGCGAGGGTGGCACCTGTCTGATCGTAATAACCGATAATGGTATTGCCCGTGGCAGCGGCGATTACCCGACCAAGGGCACCCACGGTAAGGGCGGCACCATAGGCGTAAGTGCCCGCAGCGAAGCGGCACTGAACTTGGTCATTCGGGTTGAGTTCAATTGCGATGCCCGTGTCGCCGTTCGTGTACGCCGTGTTAACGTCTTGGGCTGCAAAGTCAACATTCGCCAGAACGAGCAAACGCTTAGTCATGTCAGCAGCGACGGCCATAGTAAGAGCAGCGCCACTCGTGATGACCAGAATACCTGGAAGGTAGGCCCCTGCTACGGGCAAATTGCGCGAAGTGAAGGGCTTGTTGAGGGGTCCGCGATAGATGCGATTAGCCATTGTGTTTCTCCAATTGGAAGGGGGGGCCTATTAAGCCGTTTAGCGACGGGGGCTTAGGCCGTCTTTTTGTCGTCGAAGTGCGCGTTCAAGTCCATGCTCGCGAACTCGTCGGTATCGTCCGTGCTAGCGCCCCCGAAAGCGTTCAAAGGGGTGGCCTTCTTCGGGTCTTTGATTGTATTGATCAAAGCGTTCAGCGTTCCGATAGGTGCCTCGGCAGCGGCTTCGGCAGGCAAGAGGCCAGCTTTCACAACTTTGGCGGCAGCGTCTGAGTGCACTTTCAATTCAGCGGCTTTGCCCAATTCCGCAGCGGCGTTATGTGCGGTGGTAAGCGTCGTAACATCGTCGGTGACTGTCTTCAAAGCCGCGTTGGTGGTAACGTTCTGGTCGCCAACAGTTGTAGCCAGCGTCGCAACAGACGCAGCCACGGTGTTGATTTGGTCAAGGATTTGCTTGAGGATTGGGTTTTCGGTAGTCATATCTAAGTCTCCAGTTTCAGTGGTTTCAGTGGTTTCAGCAGCCTTGTGGAACAAAGCTTTTAGCTGCAGCGTGATGTTTTCCCATGCGGTCTTGGGGTCCGCATTTTTCAGTTCGTTGAGTATGTCCAGACCCGCCCAGTCTAGACCGTTTTCATCCCAATTGAGGGATGAATTGATGACGCTGACTTCTTGTGAGCCCTCGCGGTTGACAAATATACCCACACCCTTCTCGGGGGTGGCAGCGCCTTCCTCGTCCAGCAAAATCGCGTCGTGGTCGAACTTGATCCCACGTGCGATGAACTTGTGATCGGCGTTCTCAGAGTTCTCAAGCCAACAATACAGCCCTGTAGAAGTGTGGATCGGCTCCCCCTGTTCAATAGCATTAAGAAGGCGGCGACCTTTCTCAGACTGTTGGGCCACTTCAATGTCCACCATTTTGTCCATGAAAACACGGCCATTTTTCTGACGGGGGTTGGAGTTCCAAGCGCCTGCGTAGGCGAGGTTCAGACCCAAGGGGTGGGACGCGCTTACAAATTTCCCGTCTACCAGAGGGTGGCCCATCGGCGCAGGCGTCTGATCCAAGGACATGAAAGAATTCTTAATCTCATCAGCAGGGTACTTGACGTCATTCATGATGATATCGTCGGGCATGGTCACCGAAGGCAAGACCCAAATGTCTCGATTATTCAGTACGGTCTTGTACGCGGCAATGGAATTAGCCACAGACGCGATGTTAACTCGAACTGTTGCTGGTGGGCTACTCAGTATCGGCATCGCTAGTCTCCTCAGGGTCAGGGTCTTCGTTTGTCGGGTCGGGCTCTGTCTTAGCTGCGTCGCTGGCTGCTTTTAACTTGGCCAGTGTATTACGCTGTTCTGTCGTGAGTGGTGGGAAGCCCGAGACTTCACGGATTTCATCGTCCGTAAACACAATAATGTCGCCGTACTGTCCGGACTTGAAGTTGACGTCGGCCATAGATTGTGCACGGCTGGAACGTTGTTCAGCCCCGTTAGCCGAAAGTGGCTCCCAATCGATGAACCAGTCTCCCGAAGGCATCAGCCCGTGAGACTTAAGCCTCGTGAGGATTTCTTGGATTACGGGCAACACGGAATCCGCACGACGGGCCGTGTTAACTGTGACCCATTCCTTGCCGTCTTCTTGGCTGGCACGTTCGCCAGTTTGTGACCCTACGAGGATTTTGACGGGGATCAGAAAAGACGCCGCGAAAATCTGCAGAGACGTACCGAAGAAATGCTCGGGCGAGGGCATGATAATCTGCGGGTTCGTTGCTTTCAAGCCGTGCAACAACATCATCTTGTCGAAGCCTTTTTGGTAATCGTCCAACTGGTCGTTCATCTTGTCGAGTACTTCGTCGGCCTTGACGCCCATGCCCTTAGCCAACTCGTCGAGGCTGACTTCCTTATCAATCTCGATGTAGGGTGACGCCTTGGCGATCTTCCAAAAGCCCTCGCCACCTGCGCCACTGATCTTCTCACAGTCCATTAGCGCGTTGTAGCCTGCCGTCAGCGCCGAACGAGCTTCGACAGTACCATCTTTTGAAAAAATCACGACCCGACTTGGGTGAATCTTAACCTGACGGGACTTGGGATTGACCGAATCAGGATCGTTAGTAGTAGCCACTTCAATCTCTCTGAAATGGTACATGAGTGGTTCGCCGTAGGTGTCTGACTTCTGGTCATAGTCCCACGATTCTACTGTCAGCTGACTGCGCCACGCTGGGATGACCTCGACAAGATTCTCGACGCCGCCATTACTGGAACTCAGGGGCTGATCCCACAACTTCCCATCGGCCACACGGAGTATCACACCTGCATAGCCCCCGACCATGGAACGGCGGTCGGCATCTGCTACACGCTGCCAGAACCGGATCGAAGCCAAATGCTCGCGCACGGTCTTTTCACTGGGGGTCTCCTCAGGATCGGAATCCTCTTGAAAACGTGGCGTAGTAGCCCAAGTCTTCAACACAGTGCGCTCAATAGCCGCTTCGGCAAGACCATTGCGGTTGTACATGTCGAAGGCCATCTGGAACGTAACGACATCGGGCCACTTGAAATCAGCCTTGTGCGTGTGACCAGTACGATCCCCCAAGAATCCTGGGAACATACGGGACACGTCCCGTACTCTGTTCATGAGGGCTTCAACAGTTTTCATCGGTTCCTCTTGCTCAATATCATGCCAAAGTGGAATTCGGCAGTTGTTACGGGCCAGAACGCCATCACAATAGCGTCTGCGTTGTTCGGCGATTTCGTGCCTTTTGGCGACTTGTTCACGCGCATTTTGTGAGCGCCGAACGAATGGCCCATGGTGGCTTGGGACAATTCTTTCTTGATCTGCTCTAGGTTCTCAAGGTCCGAAGGGAGACTGATGAGTTCCTCGTGTGGGTATTCAACGCCCTCGTTAATCATCCGCCACGTCTTGCGGAACCTGTCTGCTAGCTTGAACCAGCCCTGATCTTTCATACCAAAGAAAACATCGCCATTCTTGGGGGATTTACGATCGGGTAGGCCATTCTCCAGTGTCGCGATGTGCTTGTCTTTGTCGAGAGGCTCTGCCGAAGCTGCCCAAGGGGCGAACTCAATGTGGTCGGGCATGCGCTTCGGGTCATTTTTTGGCAGGGCCGTGAGACGATTAACTTCGGCTTTCACACCGGAACCGACCCCGATGCAGTCGTATTGTACGCTCCAAGGCTCGTTGAGGCCCTCAAGCCCTTCGACAACGCGTCGGGTTGATTCCCCCGTGTCGTCAACGTCTGAGGACCCCCAGCCGTCACAAAATAGGAGCACTGGGCCCTTCCGACCTGCTAGGGCGTTGCTGTCGCTGCCCCCATCGGCCACGTCCAGACCCGCGTAGGCCTTCCCAGACGCCGTAAACCCTAGTTTCAAGTGCGCGTCTACTGCTGCGTCCACCCACTCAGAGGGGATAATAGTACCTACAACAGACGAGTCGTATTTCCGGTCGACCTCTTGCGCGAAGATGTGGAGCAAACCATCCGCGCGGGCTTTGGCCTTGCGTCGGTCGTACCATACCTGATCTTTGTCGGGGTGGTCGGACCAATCGAAAACGAAAACGTACGTCTCGGCCTTTTCCATCACTACTGTTTCGTCCCAGTCGACTCCTGATTCGCGGCGTCTATGGAACACGTTACCTAGGCCGTTGACGGACGAAATGTCCACTTGTGTGTTCGTGTTGTCCCCCAAGGAGGCTTCGATCAACTCGGGCCGTTCGTAGTGCGCGCTTTCGTCTTTAAAGTAGATCGACTTACGGCCACCACGCCCGATGTTGTCTCCGGCTTCACCTGTAACGGTGGAACCTTTCTCGGGGTTGACGAACTTCATGTACCCTTGGTGTATCCGTGGGTTAAAGTCCCTAGGTAAGAATTCTTTTGGCATGCGCTTCGAAATCACACGCATCTTTTCGAGTATGCTATCTACGTCGCCGATCTTATCGACCAACTGTTCCTTGCGTGAGCCCCAACCGATCGAAACGCCTGTTTTGAAGCGCCACGAGTGCCACGAATAGGCCACCGAAATCCAAGTCACGCCAGCATCGCGGCATTTTTCTACGAGGCCGTTGGCTTCTGCTTTTTGCAGCCGCTCTAGGAACTCAATGTACTGCACCTGACGCTCGAACATGATGAAAGGCATGTACGTTGGGAGCCCCTGTGAGGCCTTCCGAGGGTCGTATGTGTCTACCCAATGCAGGATGAACTCGACTGGGCGCGTCCGGTAGTATTCCAAGGCCCCTGCCATGATGTCGGGATCGTTCCGCATCTTCTCTAATTGCTGCTGACGCCACTGGAACACCGTGGTGTAATTCGGTGGCCACGTTTCGTGGGTCGCAGCCATGGGGGCCGGAACGAATGTCCGATCAAGCGCCATCTGTGTTATTCAAACTCGCAGCGTAAGCCTCGGCGGCTTCTTTCGCATCCATGTCGGAGTGGATCATTTGCAGTGGGCCACCTTCCGGTCCGGTTGTCTCGGTCCGTGTGGAGTAACCCCGTGCTTTACCGCGCGTCTGCAGGGTAAACTTGATCATTTCTTTGTCGCCCTTGAGCGCCAAGATGCGGGCGTTGGATTCCACTACGTCCAAGAAGCTCTCTTCGATTTCCCCTTGCAGCTCGCGAAGCATGCGGTCCTTTGCCACGAAATTGGCCGTAGCAGTACGCGAACGACCCAAATAGTCTGCGGAGCCCTTGATTTCCCCCTCGGAGCGGATCAGCGCCACCGCAACATCGAGTGTAGAGAAGTCGTTGGCCCCAGAACCCATACGTGAATGACAGTCACGAAAGCTATAGTCGTTGATGAAGTTTGGCTCCAGCAAGTCGGGGTATTCCTCAAAGATCGACTGTACTTCCATAATTCCAACTCCGAGTTGATCGGTTGTGCCCGAAGGCAGAAGCCCGTGGCAAGCCCGAAGGCCCCCATCAGATGGCTTCGAGCGCCCCATAATGATCCCGTGCTATCTTCAACCGTCCACTTGGAACGGGTGCAGAGACCACGATTGCATCTTTTAGGACTTCGAGGATTCTCATGACGAGGCCCCCGAAAAGTGACGTCCATTGTAAGTCCTGACCCACCGCGAAAGCAATCTGTTTTTGGATCAGGGCCTCTTTAGACAATTTCGGGAGAACGGCTGTGAGGCCCTCTTCCAGTTCAATTAGGTCGTCCATTTGGGTATCAGTTAATGACACCATCCGACCCGTGTCGCTGCGTAGGAAGCCATACGACTTCATGGGGCGGTGTACAACGTCGGCTGGGGAGGTCAGACGGATGAACACGTAGCCTGCAAGCATTGGAGCCAACACGCGTCGGATGATTCGCATTTTTCGTATAACGTCTGTACGTACCATCATTGGCACAACCACGGGGAACAACGGACTCAACATCTCATAAACATCAGCCTCGGAACCCGAGGCCACTCGCATAATATACCATGATTTCTTAGGCGACTGTTCCATACATGTACCATACCACGTGAAGACGGGGCTGTCAAGTATACACGAGGGGCCACGGGAAGTGCTGCATGTACACGGGGGCGCACGCGGGCAGGTGCACAGGGGCACAGGGGCGCACGCGGGCCAGCCCCGTGGGGGTACGGGTGCACAGGCGGCATAGTGGGCGGTACACATAGCTAGGCGGGTGCGCAGGGGCACGGGGGCACAGGGCGTCCATGTAGTAGGGTGGAGGGGACTATGCAGGGAGGGGTATCGGGGACGCGGTGAAATGACTAGGGGCCGAGGGGGGGGCCCCCCCCCCACCCCCC